GTCAGGGTGGTGCCTCAGTGCAAAGATGAATTGTTTGTGAATCTCCTCGTGGGGTTGTGCCCCCTCGACTATATTCTGGCACATGTTGGCCGTCATTTTGTCGGGGTTTGACGTTGTGGGAAAATCGTCTGAAGCTGTGTCGTAGCTAGTAGAACAGAATCCACATTTAGTCTCGTGTATTGTCTGTTCTCTCAGCGTAAAACCCAAATCAGCGTAGTGCTTCTTGACTTGTTGCTGAAACTCCTTCTTGTCGTCTCTCGAAAGAGGGTGATCGTGGGCGTTAAAGCACAAGTGATCATCACCATTGGTCAGCGAGCGGTAATTTTCATCCGAAATTCCCATCCTCATCATAACGAGAGCGTGAAGAGAAGCCCTCATTTGACTATTACTAAAAGTAGTAGGGACCCTGCCGGAAATCGTTATACCCGAGTACCCGGGTTTGAACACCAGCATCCTGCCGAAAGCGTCAACGAACACTGGTTTCTCGACTACGCACACAAACAGCTTTTCAGCTAAGTCTGCAAAACGAGAGTCTTCCGGAGCTGAGCACTGTTGCACAAAGCTGTCTTGAAAGAGTCTCTGCAGCCATAAAGGTGTGGAGTACTCCCACCCCGTTACGTCGTCTGAAGAGACGGTCCGATTTTTGTGTTCTGCAGACATCTCCATGAGGCGAGACTGGAGTTCTCTGAGTTGCTCGTCAGTAGTGAAACCAGTTCCTGACTGAGAAGGCATTTCAGTTCTCATAGATTTGTGGTGGTCCATGGTGGGGGTGTACAAGATACGCTCCAACATCTGGAGTGTTAGTCCAGATTGTTGTATAATCCTGTAGCGCCCCACATTTGCTTTCCGTGGTGCATGAAACTCGCTCTTTTCCGCAGGCTTAAAAGGAAAACTTAACCCCTCGGTTATGAGTTCGAGGGCAGTCAAGTTTCTGAATTTGTCCATTGGATAGTTTGCCAAGTGGGCTACCCACGAGACGAACTCGCTAACGAATTCAGCCTGGTGGTTTTCCAATACTTGGTGGTTTGTCATGCCGCGCGCGGTTCCACAGAACGGGTAGTTAGTGAGTCCCGAGTGATTTAACTCTCCCGAGGTCTCACGCCACGTGCCCATTATTTTGATAACTTTAGTTGCTAGTTTAGTTTTCCAAGAGTTACATCGCACATCACCTTCCAGAGTGGTGTCGAATGGAACTGAGTTGGGCTTGTAGAGCTTGGCCATTGTCGCTTTGAGTTCCTTCAACTCGTCCGCACTAGGTTCGGGATGCTTCTCATCGATAATGGCTTCTCTTCTCGCAAAATTCATCGCCAGAGACTTGGCGGAACTGTTTGCGGTCCCAGGAGGTTTCCTTAGTCCACCAAAATTTTCTGCTATAAAAGGGTGGGTGGGGGGCCTCTTTTTGGTTTTCGTGTCGACGCAAGTGTGTCCCACCACTAACGTGCAACTCGGTATAGGAACCTTCCCGGGCACCAAATGGCCCGGCACTGTCTTGGAGTATGTGGTGTTTTTCGCCATCCTCATGAACTTTTCGTGCTTGCCTTTCGGAATTTGCGTCTTGTTCGTGAAGAACTTGCTCCGCGATTCCACTCCCCTTTCGGGGGAGGTGGAGTCGGCTTTGTGGTTCCCCCTCCTCACCCTCCTGTTCTTCCTCTTGTTCTTCTTAGGAGGAACTTTAGGGAGTCTCAGGGGTGGAGTTGTAGGGGTCGCGTCGAGTTGCTTCGCTTTCTCACGGAGAGCCGCCATTCTGTTCAAAAACTTCGCTTCATCTTCCGCTTCGTATAGGTCGGTTTCGGCTTTGGTTTCTGTACAGGCTGGGTTAGCAATAGGGAGTTGAGTTCTAGACTCAACTCCTCTGCCAAAAGTCTGCAGCTCAGGTATGGCTCTGATCCCATGGGTGGAGTTGAAAAACTCTTCTTCATTAAGATCTTCGATCTCTTCCCGAAAGTGTGGTTCTTCGTCATAGTCCATGGGCTCAGCGTCGTACCAAGCTTCTTGCATTTTCCTTTTAAGCTCGTTTCCAAGGTGAGTGCCGGCCAATTTGTCCGCTACGTCCAGCAGGTAGGCTGCTTGTTCGGCATTTTCTTCACTGAACTGGGATGGTCCAGTGTATTTCATTTGCCTGCCGGACATCTGCATAATCATGAACTCGCTTTCTAGGTCGTTCATTTGCTGTGCTCGGAGGTCGATGTACGCGTCGGCGAGGGCCAAGGATCTCTCTGTTTCCAGAATTTCCCGAGACCTAGCTCGTGCGGATTTGTAGAATTGCCAATTTCTCGGCTTTCCTTCCAGACCCATCAACAATTTGGTCTCGTGAATGGCCTCATACTCACTCTCAATAATATACTTGCTAAGCA